CTTCTTTGCGTTTTCTACGGTTTTTTGTGATCTTCCGTCTAAAAAGGTATAAAATATTCCTTTTTTAAACAAAGTTCCAGCTATACTAGAACCCATTTTACCAGCAGAAAGAATGCCTATCCTAAGTTTATTATTGATTGAACCAGGGGCCACTTGGAGAGGTATATTCATCGGGTTGCACTGAATTTGTAAGACCAGAAGCCTCATATTTTGACTTTACCCAATCAGAGCAGAACAAAAACCAGTCAGATTGAGCTTGATTTTCTCCAGAGTATTCTGCGCCTCTTTTAAGATATTCAATTAAACCAAGAATAATGCTTTTTTCGTCCGTTGGAACCACGGAAGCTTGCGATACTTGCGTAGCTTGTTGCTTTGATTCCTGTTGTGTCAAAGAAGATGTTGGCTGCGAACCATCTGGATATTCAACATGAGTAGAATGAGTGTCCGAACTTACTGGTGTTAACAATGAATCATTTGACATTTTATAAACTCCTTTTTCTTCACTAATTATAGCAGGAGATTATTCTATCAGCAACTTATCCAGTAACAACAACTCTGCGAGAAGAAGAATCTGGTGGAGTGGCAAATGTAACTTCAATTGAGTTTAAATTGCTCCTTCTTACAGCTGCATAGACAGTTTCGTAATAGCCCGTTTCGTATATTTCAACCAATACGTCTCTGGTACCCAAACCATGGGTTACGGTAAATGTGGTATTTGCTCCATCGCCAATAGTTGCGGAGTACTTACTTACCGTACCAAGGCCGTCTTCTGCGGTGTCTTCATCTGGAATAAATTTAACACCGTTAAACTTTAATACTTGACCAAAAACAGCTCCAGTTGTATCTATTTCAATACCATCAACAATTAAATGTTCTGCCGTAACGGTGTTAAAAGATGGATCGTCCGAAACAGATATTTCCGGACTAAGTGCACCAACTCCTATTTCTCCGATTATTTCTATATTATTTCCTGAAAGTAGTGTTTCTACAAAACCAAAATCTATTTTGTCAGATGTTACACTGCCGTTAGCTATCGTTAGAGTTAGGGTTGCATTTGCTAAATTGGATATTAAAACAGATCCGTCTACATCTCCATTGGCTGTAAGAGTAAACTCTGAATTTATCGATATAACAGGATTAGAGCCTTCTCCTCCAGAGTTAGAAATTATAATTCCTGTACCTGCAGATATATTAGCAAGGTAGTCTCCGACGGTATCTGTAGCTAAGTTAACTGGATCATTGATCCAAGAACTTCCGTTATATCTAAGAAAATCTCCATTAGCTACGTTAGCGATGCTGACATCAAATAAGTCATTTATTGTTCTTGTATCTATATATGAAACCGAGTTTGAATACGCCGTATTTGCTACTGTATTCGCATATGCTACTGCGTTTGCTTCTGCGGTCGAAGCTGCGCCGTACTCGTCATAAGCACCAGCTGTAACCGAAATAACCGGAGTCATTCCCTCTCCTGAGTTATCGGTTATAGTTATTCCGGTGCCTGCAACAACATTTGCCATGTAACTACCAGTAGTATCAGTACCCAGGGTAACAGAATTCGGCTGTATTAATGTATTGATAGTTACATCTTGTGTTCCGTCAATAAAAACATTGCCAGCAACATCGCCACTAAGTATAATATTTCTTGCAGTAGTCCAGGAATTTGCAGAATTTGCTGTTCCGCTTAGATTTCCAGTTACGTTTCCAGTTACGTTTCCACTAAGATTCCCAGTTACATTGCCAGTTAAATTACCATTTACATTACCGGTTACATTTGCGGTTATTGTTGTTGATGTAAGAACAACCGTATTGTTAACTTTTATAGATTTACCGAGAAGCTAAATTAATATCCTCAGAAGATTCCCAAGATTGTGTTGAATTAGACCAAAGAAATGTTTTATCAGTAGTTCCTTTTAGGACTATTCCACCACCATCTGCGGTAGTATTACTTGGAGAAGAAACAGTTCCAAGTTCAATATTTACATCCTCTACACTAAGTGTTTCAGTGCTAATTGTAACAACATTGCCACTTACGACAAGGTTACCAGATACAGACAGCCCATCTTCAGTGCTAATTAATGTATTAGATGATTGAAGTAAATTTAAAGAAGAAGCTACTAGTGTATTAGCGTTGTTTCGGTAGTAAAAGATTCCATTAATTGGATCGATTGCTATTTGATCACTAGTTATATTAGGTGTTGGCATGGTGATCTTTCTTTATGTTAAAACTATTTAGAATGTTCCGCCATCAATCACCGTGTTGCTAATAGTTACATCGCTTAAAGAACCACCAGTAATATTAACATCATCTGCGTCTTGAACAGATATAGTTCCCAGTCCCAAGGTTGTTCTAGCTATTGATGCACTTGCGCTAGATATTAAACTTCTTGCATAAGAAGTTAAATCAGCTAACGCTGCGGTTCCTGAACCGGTAAAGTACGGAAGTTTGTCAGCTGCAGAAGTAAGTCCAGCTATTGCTTCAAGCTCCGGATCGTACGCCTGTACATCGGTGCCTATAGATAAACCAAGGTTTGTTCTTGCCTGAGATGCTGTAGTTGCTCCAGTTCCACCATAAAGAATTCCTACGGTGGTTCCATTCCAAGTTCCACTTGTTATAGTCCCAACTGATGAAAGGCTTGAGTAAACAACACCAGATCCAAGTGTTGTATTTGACAACACCACCGAACCATCAACCATATAGCTTTTACCAGACGCCAAATCCATATATTCTGAAGACGTCCACGCAGTAGTCGTATTTACCCAATTGAATGTTTTATCTGTTGTACCTTTTACTGTTAAACCAGCACCGTCTGCTGTTGAATCAGTTGGTGATGCGGTGCTCGCTAATTCAATATTTTTATCATCAACAGTTACTGTTGTTGAGTTAATTGCAGTCAGTGTTCCGTTGACTGTTAGGTTTCCTCCAACAGTTAAATTATTAGAAACACTTACGTTGCTAGACAAACCAACTGTTACAGAACCGTTAGACGCAGAGACAACTATTTCTCCTGTTGTTCCAGACAATTCGGTGACACCAAGATTTGTTATAGCCAGCTTAGCATTTGCGTCGTCATAATTTACTGAAACACCAGAATGGGTAGCGTTAGTAAATAATGTCGCTGCTGCGTCTTGTGCCTCTTCAGTAAACAGTTGAACCTGACCAGCATTAATCGATATCGCTGTTTGAGAAGCCGAAGTTAATCTTCCTTGTGAATCAACTGTAAAAGTTGTTGCAGTATTTGCATTACCGTATGTCCCGGCGGTTACTGCAGTATCATCGAGATCTATTGTAACTTCATCTGCAGATATTGATGTTGATAACCCGGTTCCTCCAGTTATAGTCAGGGTATCTGTGCCAGAAGTAATCGTTGAGCTACCGCTATCTGATGAAATAGCAAACGAAGTAGCAACATTAGATATATTTGAATTTATATTTGCCACTAGATCATCTACGTAAAGTTTTGTAGTGGCGTGAGTATTTGCTGTTGGAGTTGGAACTATAACTGTTCCTGTAAAGGTTTTATTGCCAGAAATTGTTTGCGCACTGGAAAGTGTCGTAAAAGCACCTGGTCCAGCAATGGCTATTATGCTTGTCGCACTTCCGCCTGAACCACCGGTTCCTTCACCGTAGTAAAGAACATCATCGACTTCGTTAAATGCTAGTTCGGCGTTTTCTAGACTAGATGGGGCACCAGATGCGCCAGAAGACCTTCTTTTGATTCTTAGTGTATTAGCCATTTTTAAAAATTACCTCCATCTACAAGATTTTCTTCTGCATAGTTGACCCATGCAGAACCGTTATAACGTAAAATCTGACCAGTAGCTACCGAATTTATAGTAACATCATTTAATCCATTTAAAACTGATTGTTCTTGAATTAATGATTCTGCATTTATTATTCTATCTTTTACGGTCAAGTAACTTCCAGCTGGATTTAATCCCAGGACTGTTTGTATTGCCTCTATTGCATCATTCGCGTCAGCATGCTGCTTTGCATGGGGGACGGTAACAGAATTAAGTGGATCGGACGCCGTTGGATTTACCAAAACATCTAGTTGACTTGGGTAATTTGATGCCATTTTGTGTGATTCCCTATAGGTTTAAAATTTTTCCTGAATTATTATTCCACTGCAGCGTTAATAGTAAGGATTCTCCAGTCCCAGTAAACGGTAATCCTTCAGATTCATCAATAAAGAAAAATAATAAAGAACTTGCATCCGAAGCTCCAACTTGGTATACGATTATTGCATCAAAACTAGTTCCAGGAAAGCTAG